CAGACAGAAGGGCCGCATAGGCAAGGTGGCGGCTGATCCGTTGATGGAGCGCCGCGCCTTCTGGGACATTGGCGTATCAGACCATACAGCGGTCTGGGTGGCGCAGTTCATCGGGCGTGAGATCCGGGTGATTGATTATTACGAGGCGCAAGGCCAGCCCTTGAGCGCGCATCTGGACTGGTTGCGCACCAATGGCCACGCCTCAGCGGTCTGTGTTCTGCCTCATGATGGCGGGACGCGCGACATGCTGACGGCGGACAAGTTCGAGGATCACATCCGCTCGGCAGGTTTCCGGGTCGAGGTGGTGAAGAACCAGGGCAAGGGCGCGGCGATGCGCCGAATTGAAGCGGTTCGGCGGCTGTTCCCGTCGATCTGGATTGACGAAGCGCGGTGCGAGGCGGGGCTTGAAGCCTTGGCCGCTTATCACGAGCGCAAGGATGAAGCCCGCGAGATCGGGCTAGGGCCTGAACACGATTGGGCGTCTCACGGCGCGGATGCGTTCGGCTTGATGTGTGTTGCCTATGAGCAGCCGCGTGAAGAGCGCCGCAAGCGCAAGCCGCGTGCGCATACCGGGCATGGAGGGTTTATGGGATGAAGCAGGATGCCAGCAAGTCGCTCCTGAAAGAGGCCCAGCAGGCTTTCGCCCTGTGTCAGGAGGCAGAACGCGAGAACCGCGAGCGCGCCAAGGATGACATTCGCTTTGCTCGGCTGGGTGAGCAGTGGGACCCTGACCTGAAGAAGGCGCGTGCACGTGATGGCCGTCCGTGCCTAACGATCAATAAACTGCCGCCCTTCATTCGGCAGGTGGTCAACGATGCGCGCCAGAACAAGCCGCAAATCCGGGTCTTGGCGCAAGACAGCAATGCAGACCCCGAAACGGCGGATATCTTCTCAGGCCTGATCCGCAATATCGAGCTGTCAAGTCGGGCTGACGCGGCATACGACACCGCAATCGACAACGCCGCCACCTGCGGGATGGGGTTCTTCCGGGTCAACCTTGATTACGTTGATGAGGAGACGTGGGACCAGGACGTTATCATCGAGCGGATCATGGACCCGTTCAGCGTCTATGGCGACCCGCACTCGACGGCGGCGGATGGCTCGGACTGGAACCAGTGTTTCGTCACGGAGATGATGCCCAAGGCGGAGTTTGAGCGCCGGTTCGGGGGTGCTGATCCGATTGATTGGGATGCAGTTGAGTTCCCCGATGACTGGATTGATGGCGACCGCATCATGGTTGCCGAGTATTGGGTGCGCGAGAAGACCACGAAGACCATCTACCTGATGACCAACGGCGAGGTGGTGGACGAGGATGCCCTTGAGGAGGGTATGGAGGCCTTCGCCGCGCAGCAGATTTATCCGACCGGGGCCACGCGTGAAGTGCCTTGCTACAAGGTCACTCAGCACATAATGACCGGCGCTGAAGTGCTGGAAAGCAACGAGTGGGCAGGCAAATACATCCCGATCATTCCGGTGTACGGCGAAGAGGTGGTTTATGAGGGCAAGCGTCACTTCCGCTCCCTGATCCGTGACGCCAAGGATGCGCAGATCATGTACAACGCATGGCGCACCGCATCCACTGAGCTGGTGGCGCTGGCTCCAAAGGCTCCGTTCATTGGGCCGGAGGGTGCGTTTGATGTGGACCCGGACAAGTGGGAAACGGCCAACACTCGATCTCATGCGTACCTGGAGTATGACGCCAAGGCTGGCCCGGCTCCGCAGCGTCAACCCTTTGCGGGCGTTCCCGCTGGCGCGCTTCAGGAGGCCTTGAACGCCTCTGACGACATGAAGGCGGTTGTGGGTATCTATGACGCCGGTATCGGTGCGCGCTCCAATGAGACGAGCGGCAAAGCCATCATGGCTCGCCAGCGTGAGAGCGACACGAGCACCTTTCACTTCATCGACAATCTCAGCCGCGCGATTGAGCACTGCGGCCGCATCCTGATCGACCTGATCCCCAAGGTGTACGGCCCGGAGCGCATCATTCGGGTGCTGGGTGAGGATTACCGCGAAGCGCAGGCCGTCCAGCTCGGAACACCCGAGGAGGCGATGCAAAGCCGTCAGGAGGCGATGCAGGCGCAGGCCGAGGGGCAGCAGCAAGCCCAAGCCATGACGCGCATCTATTCGTTCGAGGCGGGCAAGTATGATCTTGCCGTGGATGTTGGTCCATCCTTCACCACGCGGCGCGAGGAGGCGGCCACACAGATGATGGAGCTTCTGCGGGCCTTCCCGGCTGCGGCTCCGGTGATTGGCGATCTGTTGGCGAAAAACCTTGACTGGCCGGGCGCTGACGAGATTGCGGACCGGCTCAAGGCCATGCTCGCCCAGCAACAGGGTGGCGGCGAGCAGCAGGGGCCGGACCCTGAAGTCCAAATTGAAGCCATGAAGGCGCAGGCTGATGCGCAGATGGACGCCGAGAAGCTGCGGCTAGACTGGTACAAGGCGGAGACAGACCGCATGAAGGTGGCGGCTGATGCGGCCCAGCCTCGCGGGGCTCCGCAACTGTAATACCCGCATAAGCGGGCAATCGCGGGCGTCCGGTGATCAGGGCGCAATCTGAAAATCAGGACTGACACAATGACGGATGAGCTGAACAATCCGGCTGATGGCGAAGCTATGCCTGAAGCGGAATTCGGCGGCGATGCGGAAGCTGAAGCTGTCGAGCTGGACGCAGATATTGACGGCGATGATCAAGACGCAGAAGGCGTTGAGGTCGAGGGTGAAGAACCTGAAGAGGAAGGCGACGCACCGCAGACGTACACGGTGAAGGTCAACGGCGAGGAGCGCGAAGTCACTCTGGAGGAGCTTCAGAGCGGCTACATGTTCCATTCCGACTACACCCGCAAGACCCAAGAGGTTGCGGAGACCCGCAAGCAGGCTGAACAGCGCCTAGAGCGTCTCAACCAGATTGCGACGATGAGCGAACAGGAGATTCAGGGCCGCTCGGCGCTGATGAACCTTGATGCTCAGATCAGCCAGATTCAGAACATGAACCTGGAGCAATTGAGCCAGTCTGACCCCATTCAGGCTCAGCAGCTTGGCTTCCGGCTGCAAAAACTGGTCCAACAGCGCGGCCAGATTGAAGGAGGCCTTCGGCAGCACAGTGAACAACTGGCCCTCATGCGCAAGGAGGAGACTCAACGTGCGCAGGAGCAAGGCCGGGCGGAGCTGGCCAAGAAGATCAAAGGCTACAACGCCGAGCTGGAGAACAAGCTCGCGGACTTCGGCACGGAATACGGATTCGACCGTCAAGAGATCCTTGATGCGGTTGAAGACCCGCGCTCCATCGAAATCCTGCACTTGGCCTATCTCGGCAAGCAAGCCCTCGCGCAACAGAAGAAAACCCAAAAACTCGCAGCGGGACAGCGCACCAAGCCTGTGAAGTCGCTCCGTGGCTCTGGCGGTCAATTCGCCGTCGCCCCGGACACCAACGACTTCTCCAAGTTTGAGAAGCTGGCCGACAAGGTGCTGTGAGCCGTTAGCGCAAGGAGATAAAAATTGGCTAACGCAATCCTTGATCCGAAGGTCTATGCAAACGCAGGCCTGAAACTGCTGAAGAACGCGGTCGTGATGCCCAAGCTGGTATCCACCGAGTTCAAGGATGAATTCAAGAAAATCGGCAACACCGTCTACGCCAAGCGTGACCCCGAGTTCACCGTGCGTGATGGCCGTGTGGCCGATGTGCAGGACGTGGTGGAAGGCGAGATCGCCGTCACCATCGACAAGCAGAAGGGTGTGGACGTTGAGTTTACGTCCGAAGAAGACACCCTGTCTGTGGACGCGCTGCTCAAATCGAAGACCCTCAAGTCTGCGATGACCCAGCTCGCCCAGCAGATCGACTCTGACCTGCACGCCGAGACCAAGAAGTTCTATTCGTGGGTCGGCACGCCGGGCCAGCTCATCAACTCGTATACGGACCTGACCAAGGCGCCGCAGCGTCTTGATGAAATGGCCGTCGAGATGGCGGACCGCAAGGGTATCCTGCACCCCGCCGATGCGTGGGCTCTGCTGGGCTCCCTGTCCGGCCTGACCGCTCAGGAGAAAGAGGCCCGCGACGCCCTGACCAAGGCGAAGCTGCCGCTTCTGGGCAATATCGACTGGTACAACACCCAGAACGCCGGATCCGTCACCACGGGCGACCGGACGGGTGGTGCAGTTGATGGCGCGGACCAGGACGTCACCTACGCGTCTGCGAAGGATGGCAACTGGACCCAGACCATCAATCTGAAAACCCTGGGCAATGGCAAGACGTTGAAGGCCGGTGAGGTGTTCACCATGGCTGGCGTCTACGCGATCAACCCGCGCTCCAAGGCAGCTCTGTCCTATCTGCAGCAATTCACCGTCATCTCTGACGTGACCGCTGACGGTACGGGCGCCGCCGCGGTGACCATCAGCCCGCCCATGATCACGTCTGGCGCGTTCCAGAACGTGTCTGCGGCTCCGGCCAACTCGGCGGCTGTGGTCTGGATGGGTGATGCGACGGCGACCAACACCGACGCGACCACCTACAATTTCTCCAGCGTGTTCCGCAAGGAAGCCATCGCTCTGGTGTCGGCCAAACTGACCATGCCGTTCTCTGGTGAGGCCAGCTATTCGACCGACCCGGAAACCGGTCTGACTGTGCGCTACTGGCGTTCGTCTGACTCCACCAATGACACCCACATGCACCGCTTTGACGTGCTGTACGGGACCAAGATGGTTGACCCCCGTCGCGGCACTCGTCTGAGCGGTACGGCGTAAGGAGGCGCAACCATGGCTGTCGAATACATCAACAACGGCAATTCTGACGGGGCAATCCTTGGTCACGACGCCAACGACAAGGTTGGCCTGCACGGGGCGACCCCGTCCGATCAGTACGCCGCGATTGCGGACGTGACCATCACCGGCATTTACGCCGATGATGACACCCCGATTGCAACGGCAATCAACTCCATTCTCGCCGCTCTGCGCGAGAAGGGCATCATCGCTTCCTCCTAGGGCGATCACTGGCGGCGGGGCTCCGGCTCCGCCGTTTTCTTTGCGGGGTGTCTCATGGCGATTTCGACCTATTCAGAGCTTCAGACCGAGATTGCGGAGTGGGTCAACCGCTCTGACCTGACGGCCCGCATCCCGACCTTTATCAGCCTGTGCGAAGCCAAGCTGAACCGTGAATTGCGCTTGCGTGTGCAAGAGGCCAACTACCCGCTCTCGCTCGCCGCCGGAGAAAGCTCTGTCGCCCTGCCTGATGGCTTTGTAGAGCCTCTCGCGCTGTGGGAAGTGGAGGCGTCGGGCAACCGCCCTCTGCGCTTTGTGCCGCCCTCTGCGCTGGATAAGGACGCGACCGCTGGTGACCTGACCAAGTGGTCTATCGACGGAACCAACATCATTTTTGGCCGCCCGGCAGGAAGCGCGGTTTCGCTGCTCTTCCGGATGCGGTCCGCCTTCGCGCTCTCCGATGCAGAACCGACCAACTGGCTCCTGACAAATTACCCGGATGTCTACCTCTACGGTTCGATCTGTGAGGCGGAACACTTCTCGCGCGATGACGAGGCCATGATGGTGGCCAAGGCGCGTTGTGACGAAGCCATGCGCTCGGTGAAGCGCTTGAACGCCAAAAGCCAAAGCGGCGGGACGCTAGCTGTGGAGACGCAGATGCAGCCGCGCCGCAATGACTATGAAGGCTATTACTGGTGATTACGGCGTTGCCCGCTGGCGCTCCGGAATGGGCGCTTCGCCTTGTTCGTCAGATCAACACTGCTTTTGACCGCATCCGCGTGCCGCAATCGCCCGTTCGCCTGCTGACCGTTGCGGACGTGGCGAGCCTTCCCCCTGCTGCGGATTGGAAGGGCTGCATCGTGTTCTGTGAGGACGTGGGCATCTCAACGCCGGGCCTTGCCTACTCGGACGGGGCGGATTGGCGGCGCGCAGACACGAACGCCACGCTTTAACCAAGGGAAATCGCCATGCCTTCCAGCGCGTCACCATCGGTGCTCGCGGAGCTTCAGGCTGCGGGTGAAAACCTCAACACCTGGGGCGCTCCGCGTCTGAATACGGCCCTGTCCATGCTTGAGGCGGCAGGCCAC